TCCAATTTGTGCTACCAAACAAACTATCTTCTGTAGTGTAGGAACATGTAAACATGGTTCCTTTATCATTATAGAATACTGGAGATAAACAATCAATTGTAGCAGTTCCTGTATTAGCTATATATTGGGCACCATTATATTTAGCCCAAGAAGCTTCTGGAGAAAAGATACCTGTTGGGCTACGCCACTCATACCATATCTTTTCTTCAATGTCGTACACCCAGGTATTTTCTGTAGTAGTTAATGAGTAGAATGTATGCCCATCTACTGAAAGGATAACTCCTTTAGCTCCTGCTGCTCTACTCTGCGACGAAAACCCAATCTGCAAATTCTGGATAGAACGTTCTACAACGCTGTTAGAAATCTTCTCTACCTTAAAGTTTTCCATCTTGTAGACAGAGATATTATTACTCTTATCTTGTCCTACAAAGAAGTGCTCATCACCAACATTATTATATGCAGCAACATAACCAATGCTTTTAAATCCAGAGTCTTGTCTCTTTAATGGTGTACCAGTTTCATTAGCAGCATCCCAAAATATTTCTAGGCTATTGTAGCCGATAGCAATAATGTAATTCTTATTTTGAAACAGGATGCGAATACTGTCTGCAGACATTTCTGCATCAATATCATTACCTGCTGTCCAAGCATCGAAGGTGTCTACATCACTATTATAGATGGTGTTACCTTTAGATAGGAATACATACCCATCTAACACCACAAAATATGGATTGAAATCTGTAGGCATGTCTGCATCTACTACAGCAGCACCAGCAGTGTCTGGATATGTTCTTAGTTGCTGGCTCCATAGATTTGTGCCATCACTAATGAGAATATACACCTCACCAGTGCTTTTCTGAAATGTCTTGAAGCAGACATCTCCTGTGGTAGTAGCAAGCGTACAAATCAATGAAGTGTATGAAGGACCAGAAGGAATGTATTTATATACTTTATTTCCTACAGCCCAGAAGTAAATGTCTTCTTGTTCTTCATAGAAATAGCCACGAATAGAATCTGTAGGAGACACCTTACTTAAAGATACTTCTGTAGTGAACACTCCTGGACGCTTCTTTAAGACAACATCACGTTCTTTATTTTCTTGGGAAACTCTGTCGTAATAGAAGTTAATAATGTGGCTATCTCTACGCACAGCATCATCTCCACTACGTAGCGTTGGTGTGGCATCAAACTTAATAACTTCAGTTCTATATGTAGAGTTTTGTGGTGTTTTAGTATATGCCATTAGCGCATTCTTAGTTCTGGCTGAATGTAAAGTGAGCTATCCTCGTCACCATATCCTTGGGCTTGTTCTAGATATTCTTTAGCACTAGATTTAAGCATCTGTCTATCTTGTAGAGGAACCCCATACTCAGGAGCCACACTGACAGCGAGTTCGTAGACAAGAGCATCCGTCCAATAGGTAGGAAAATCTGGTGTGTCAATAGCAGAGAAGAATCCATCAAACTCTTTCTGATATACAACAGTTAGCGCTTTTGTTGTTGCTGTTCCAGCATCTGGTGTAGGCCAGATTGTAAGTGTCCCATTTTCCAGATTAGGATTAAAAGTAAAGTGGACAGGAATACCAGAGGTAGTAGAAGGCAGTCGGTTATAATCATAACGGCTCTTATTAAGAAGCTCATATTGCACTCCACCAGTTAAGTCACGAAGCACCACCTGTGGTGTTTTAAGAGAGTTTGGAATGGTGTATGTTGCTGTACCTGCTACGAGAGTAACAGGAAGCTCTGTGCGCTTCCAAAGAGCCATCCCTAGTGTAGAGAATCTAAGAACAATGTTATTAAGTGCTTGAGAACAGTTGGTAACACTTTCTGTAGAAGGAGTTTCCCCTTCTGCTAAAGCACCACACTTACGCATGGCTGCTTTAATAATAGTGTCTCTGCTAGCTTCGTATGAGGTGTTTCCTGATGTAGCCATTACATTCCTTAATTAAAAGGCCCATCTGGAACAACAGAGGCTGCCTTAAGTTCAACAAGTGTTTGATAGGGGATAGAAGCCTCATCTGCTCTAGCACAATCGGCTTCTGCTAAATCTGCATAGGCAGAGCTTCCCCAGGCTGTGCAAACAGGAATAAACACATCTGCTGCCCTATCTCGAATAACAGGAACAGACAACCCACTTTCTCGTACACGAATATACTTCTGTGGGTGGTCGTTTTCAAAGTCTTCTTTACAGACAATAAGACCATCCCAGCGTTTACGTAGTTCTGTGAATTTAAACTTAAAACTACATATGTCACAGATGCCATTGTAACTACCCTCTTTGTAGAATGTTCCTGGCATTATACGTCCCGGTTTCTATTAGGGAAGTCGGACACACGGAAAGCTTTAATAGTATCTAGCTTGCTCTCCAAAGAGCTTTCCATCTTATCTAGCTTAGTATAAAGTTCTTGTTTAAATTCTCTGAAGTCTTCCTTTTTAAAGTAATGATCTTTAAAATAGTCGTCGTTGTCTTCAAGATGGTCAATACGCTTTTGGAGAGTATCTAGTTGAACTTTGCCAAGCCACATAATTACTCCCATAAGTCCATTTATTGTCCAAGCAATAATTTGTGATTCCACAAAGTCTCCATTAAATATATATATATTACTTTAGAAGCTGCTTAAGCTGCTTCTCCGACAGTTGGTGTGGTTAAACAACTGGGGGAGCTAGCTTGTACGCATGTCCTCCAGGCAGGTTGCCTTCTAGCCCATACTTCCAGGCCAGATACCCGTGGGCCTGATCTTCCTGTCCTGAGTTAAATGCGACGCTGGCACAGAAAAACTCATGCAGTCGACCTAAGTAATAACTACCAATTGCTCCAGCAGCACCCGCGTTGGCACCAATTACACGGCGGGTATATGTCACTGATGGGATTGCCACAGATCCTGTTGATGCAGTATTACCATCGATCGTCCCTCTAACTGAAGCAGTTGCACCAGCACCAAAACTTACTACCACACTATGCTGGCCTGTTACCGAGCCACCCGCTGCACCACCTGCTGCGCCCATGCGTAGATTTCCACCGTTCACTCCAACACCACGCACGCCAGCACCCGTATCTGCATCCATTGCCCAATACGTGAAACTCGACACAGCAGGATCGGTATAGAGCATGGCCGCATATGTTACTGCGGCCTGAGCAGCCGGAACACCCGTCATTACGGTCTGCACGAGCGCGTCACCCCCGTCAAGCGTGGCGCCAGGAATTCCCGACTGATACCCGAACGTAGGGCGTTGTGCTGCGGTCAGCGCCGTCGCGTCGCGTCCCGTGCCTACGATGCTCGACACGCTCTTGATTGCAAGGATGTGTCGACGATGTGACTGGTCAAAGTCCAGCGCCATCCAGTCCCCAAGATTTGCACCGAGTTCCGCGGGAGTCCACAGTCGGCCGTTTTGCCACGTCAGAGCGATAGAGCGCTGCGCACTCTGCCCGCGCTCATCGTAGGCTTTCACCGTGATGCGTCGCGTGCCAGATACCTGCGGCGCTGCAGCGATCAGATCAGCTCCGACAACAAAGGCCTGTCCTCCAGCGACAACCTCTGTCCGCCGAATAGGCTTTGACGCCGTTACACGCCCATACAGCGGCTGACCTGGCGTTGCAGTCAGAGCCCAGGTGTTGAGGTTGAAAGGGCCAAAATTGCGAACGAACATATGTGCGCAGTTCGGCCACTGGTCCGCTGACAGTTTGCACTGAAATGCACCGTTGTTCTGATCCCAATATGCGTGATATACAACTGAGTTGGTCCGCACAAAATCTGCGATGCGCTCGATGTAGTAAGGATTGTCGTAATCGAGCCCCCATTCATTGATTGCCAGCATCTTGTTGTGTGAATATGCGAAGTCGCGGAAGCGGTTAATCCCACACGGGCCGCTGAACATGAACTCGACGTGTTCAACGTCTGTCATTGCGCCTTTGAACGTCTGCATCATGTAGGCGTCAACGCCAATCACATCGACAAAATCATCCCCAGGATACATGCCCTCGAATGGCCACGCGGTATCGACACGCATCGACGCGCAGTAGCAAACGCGAAACCGCTTATCGACTGAACGGAAAATATTTGTGACGCGACGGAACGCGGCGATATACTCGGCCGTTGTCACCAGGGTCGAGCCCCATGGATACGAAGTCGAGAAATTTGGCTCCCACCCCGGGCGGATATCAATTACGCTGCCGACATGGCCTGCAGCTATTGCCTCTGCGATCTGCGTGATTTCAATGTCACGGGCTCCGCTAATGGTATCTGCAATTGGGTTTGCGCCGGTGCAGATAGGGATGGCCCACTTGATTTCCCTACCTGAGCTGGCAAATGTGGCAATAAAACTAGCCGTCGATGAAACACAATCAGCCCACGTTCCAGACGCATTTGCTGTCTCTGCAAACCCAATAATGTGATTAAACGCGCTTCCAAGCCATGTTTCCTGAGCCGCTAAAGTTGGTAGCGAATCCGGCCGAACTCCAAGGCTCTTAATTGCAAGCGGATCACTCGTCGCCGCGCCAGAGGCTTCCAACAATTCCCCATTAATACCAATTTTTGCTCCAGTAGGGGTAAGCCCAACCATCGCGGTGGCACCAGCAGCTTTCTGTGCTGCGTTTAATACTGCATTTGCTAATCCCATTATTTAGCCCTCTTAAACGACAGTTGCGGACGGATAGAACGCAAATCTCCAGCCTTTTGTAGCTGGGAGTGTTACGTGTTCCGTTGGAATCCACACAACCTGGGTGCCTACGTCTACCCCAGCAGCCGCGTCGGAAATATAATAGATAGTTAGCGCAGGCCAAGTCCCAGGACTTTCTGGCATTGTATCAGATAGAATATCAGCACCAGAAACAGGGGCTCCACTCCAAGATATAACTGCCCATGAGATCCCATTACTGATTGTTTTTGCAATAGGAGCTACAAGACCAATATTAGCAGAACAGCCTGCATACTCATTTGGAGGAAACTTTGCTGTTAGTTCTTCGGTTGTTGCAAAGGAGCCAACAAACCCATTAGAAATTCTTGCCATAATAGCCCTTTAGACACACATATTAATTGTAGCCGTGCCACTGTTAGCAGTGACTCTAGCCCGTACATACTTCCAAGGTGCGTCAGAGGTAAACCCATCACTGCCTGCACCAGCCAACGTAACTGTTCCTAGTGCTGTAGCAACTGCATTGACACCGTCATTTGACACATCAAACACCACTGTAGCAGCAGCAGTGGCTACTACTTGGAAAGTGCTTTTTGGTGCTTCTTTATATTTCCAATCACCAGTGGCCGTGGTGGCAGTTGTTAGTAGATCAGAAACCCTACCGCTTTTAACAAAAACATTACTAGACATTACCAGTCCTTTCCTTTAGGGAAGTTCTTCCCACCTAATTTTAAATACTCCAACAGCCGCTGCCTGAGCGGTTATTCTAAAGTAATATGTGTTTGGAGCAACTCCACGTTCATCTGAGAACATAGTTCCAACAGTAGCTATAGCAGTGGCTCCTGCACTTGTTCTGTTTAATA